TACGGCTTTGCCAGCAGGCACATAATATTTTCCTCATGCGCGTCTGGTGCATTCTGGCGTATGTTCGGTGCGGGAGTTTGTGCAAGTTGGTTGGAGGGAGATAAATTTCAGGCAATAAAAAACCCATTTATGTAAACGGATTAGTGAAAACAACGACTTGCAAGATAATCAATAAGTTAGGTTAGTGGTAAGGAGTGGCGATTATGGGGTAATGCCAACCGCTGCCGCCACTTTGTCGCCACTTAGATCATCTTGACTTACTTTAAACGCCAAGGGCCTTTCTCCTCGACTTGCTCCACCATTCCTTCTGACTCAAGTTCACGGAGAAGGGCTACTGCCCAGTATTGTTGCTGTGTACTTGGGGCTTTTGGGTAATCTCCCCAGTCCAGGCCGCAGAGACGAAATACTTCTGCTTGCTTAACGCCTTTCCCATTTATGTGTCCATCAGGATGCTTTGCCAAAGCAGCAAGAGCTAATTCTTTAGCTTTAGTACGAAGTTCTAAGCCCTGTTTCTGTAACTCATTCATAATCAATCTCCCTGATAATCAAGACCGTCCTAATGATACTCCGCGAATGTCAGGCGCGCACGTGAACTGCACCTAAGGATGATTGACCCATGGTTGCCAAGGGATTAAAGCGTAGGGCCGTTTCCAGATGGTCGGGTGCGAGGTGGGCATAGCGCATGGTCATTTTTATGTCGTGGTGGCCGAGGATTTTTTGTAGGGCCAGGATGTTTCCACCTGACATCATAAAGTGTGCTGCAAACGTATGGCGCAGAACGTGGGTAAGTTGACCACGCGGGAGCACGATAGAGGTCTTATCCATTACGGATAAAAACTGGAAATAGCAGTCAGTAAAGAATCTGAAGCCGTCCAGGGCAATGATTTCTTCGAATAGATCTTTGCTGATGGGAATACTACGGTTCTTTTTCCCTTTGGTCCTGACGAAAGTGATTCGGTACTTAGTGACCTGGGAACGAGTGAGATTCACAGCTTCGCGCCAGCGTGCTCCGGTACTCAAGCAGATTTTAACGACCAGAGCGAGAAGGGCACTTTGACGTTGGCAATCGTAAAGAAGCTCAGTGATCTGCTCATGCGTCAGCCAGGCCATTTCCTTTTCTGCAATGGTGAACTTACGCATGTTCTCCAGTGGGTTCGGCGCATTCCATTCTCCCAGACGGGCCAGCTCGCTAAAGACTCCGCTCAGATAGCTTTGCTCTAGGTTAATAGTTACCGGGCTGGCACCTTTCTTCCACTTCTCACTGAAATAGATTTCACCCGTCAGGCGTTTGTCACGGTAATGCGCGAACAATTTCGAACTGAGGTCTGTAGCAAGAGGGTTTCCGAGTGCATCGACCATCAGGACAAGTTTGTCGTAAACATGCTCGCCAGCGGTCAGGGATTTGCCGTGCAGTTTGAACCAGAGTTCAACGACGTCTTTCAGAGTCCGTCGATCTACCGATTCACCCAGCCAGGGCTTTGCCTCTGTCTCATCCATCGTGTGGCGTTCAAAAGCCAGTGCTTCACCTTTGGTGGCGAACTGCTTACGCACACGCCGCCCGCTGCGCCCCGCTGGGTAGCATTCACAAATCCATTTCCCTGTGTCGAGTTTTCGTACTGCCATAAAAAAGCCCTCATGTCTGAGGGCTAAATTTAACTGTGTATTTGAACAGTGGTCAATGTTTGTCTCACGTAAATCCTACATTGATTTAATCTTCGTCTTCTAGAAGCTTATCAATAACATCATCTGATGACATTGATTTCTGAGTAACAGACAAGAAAAGCGTATTTATAATTGTATCTTCTGTATCGATTGGGGCCAATGATATGACTTGGTCATTATAGTTTAGTGAGTTAAGTTGATATTTAACTAAAGCTAGGCAATATTCATTTCCCCAAAGAAAACTATCAGTCATACTATTATAGTATTGAAATTTTCTTTCATAAATAGCTATGGTACTATCTTTGAATTTACCTTCATAATATTGGTGATAAATATCTTCTGTACCATCTTTTAAAATCGATGGGGCTTTTTTAGGTTTCCAATTAATAGCGCCATTAAGCGTATTTTTGAGTAAAACCTCAACTAGTTTTTTATTTTTCTTGAGTGTGTCATTCATTTAGGCTTTCTCCATACCCTTAATTTCCACTTCGTTTTTGAGTGTGATAATGAGTGTGCATGAGTCAATCAATACATCAGAATAATGCTCTTTTTCTGCTTTTATTTTTTTCATGTTATCAATCAATGAAATGAATTTCTTTATGTCTTTTGCGCATTTATTAGACATTAAATGCATGATGCTTTTGAAAATTTCTTTGTTTTCATTAATTATTTTTTTAATTTCTAATTCATTTATATCATCATTTGCAGAAAGAAGAACAGTAAGTACATCATTGTTTTTGGTTATGACATTCAGTTTTTTAGGTACTATCTGTTTCCCTATGAAATGATTTTGTATATCTTTGATTTTATACATTACATAAATAGTCATAAATAAAGAAACTATACTTGCAATACCTGATGAGAAAGACAGGTTTTGAATGATTTGCGTTGGTACAGTTTGTAGGATATCAGGTATTTTAAAGAAGCCTTGGAATACCAATAGTATTGGGGCTATTATTGAGAGGGTTATAATTATTTTTTTCATCTATAATTCACTCCATTATAAGATTATAGAGATCGGTTTTGGTGTGAATAAAAAATACACCCCCTTCAATAGTTATTTCATCCTTGTCTGAAACAAAAGAATGTTCTCCCTCTTCAACTTTTATTTTTCCATTGGGAAGTTTTGTTATTTTTTTAACAAAATATTCATTGTCAATTTTGACAAGCCAAAGTCCATTGTGTGGTTGCGTTAGCGAGGTTGATATTAAATAAATGTCTTCATTTGTATATTTTAAAGCAAAAATATTTGCAATCGATCCAGGGGTAATACTAGAATCGATTTTGTAAAACCCAATATCCACTAATTCATTATTAACTAGCTTTTTATATAATACATTATGCTCATGTTCGAACCCATCATGATGTTTCTCGCCTGTAACTAGCCATTGTAAGGATACACCTGTTTCAAGTGCACACTGAATAATGTAGTCAGCAGGAAATGTATCCCGAAGATAACGATTAGCGAGAGTGCTGCTTGAAATCCCCAGTTGCGCGCATAACGCTTGTTTCGTCGTGAACCCATAAGCTTCGACCATACGGTCTATAGCCGCTTTTCCACCTCGACGTAAATCCATAGAAATCCCGAAACGTGAGCGATTAATCTTGACACTCACGTTTCGTGAGTTTAAATTCATCTCGAAACGTGAGTAATTCACTTGTTATCCTGGCTCACCACAAGCCAAAAGGAGATGTTGCACCATGACCCCAAACATTTCAATCACTCTTAATACGCCGCATGTCACCATTGAACGCTATAGTGAGCTTACTGGTCTGAATGTCGAGACTATCAATGACATGTTGGCCGATGGTCGTATTCCTCGTCATCGCTTACGCAAAGATAAAAAACGCGAGAAAGTGATGATTAATATCGCAGCTCTGACTGTTGATGCCCTTTCTGATTGCAACGTGACTATCAACTAGTTCCATTTTGAGATATAGCGGAGCCTCTTTCCATGTTTGACTATTGTGTTTCAATACATCCCCATTTCAATGACGCCTGCCGGACTTTCGCGCTGCGCCACAACATGTCGAAGCTGGCACAACGTGCAGGCATGAACATTCAAACCCTGCGCAATAAGCTCAACCCAGAGCAACCACACCAGCTGACTGCACCAGATATCTGGCTGCTGACCGATCTCACTGAAGACTCAACACTGGTTGATGGATTTCTGGCGCAGATTAACTGCCTGGCATGTGTGCCGATTAACGAACTGGTAACGGATAAGCTGCCTGATTACGTCATGGGTGCAACTGCTGAAGTTGGTCGCATTGCCGGAAGCGCTATGTCAAAAGAGCGCTTGAGTCAAAGTCATAAACACGCCCTGGTTGAAAGTGCCAACGCCGGAATGCGTTTCCTGGCTCTGGCTGCTTTATCTGTTGATGCACGTTTGAAAACCAACCCAGCCATGACCAGTGCGGTAGATACCATGACAGGTATCGGCGCAACGTTTGGCCTGCTCTGAGGTGGCCATGCTGAAAAGTGAATCTTCATTTGCATCACTACTGGTTAAGCAAAGCCCGTCAATGCATTACGGCCATGGCTGGCTTGTTGGGGAGAGTGGTAAACGTTGGCACCCATGCAATTCGCAAAAGGATTTGCTGGCTCATTTAACTGATAGACCGGAGTCAAATTTATGGGAACGACGAAAAGGTGTTGCGGCCTTCATTACCAATTTACATATCGAAACGAGGAATATTCGATTCATGAAGATGACGTGGCTTTTTGTTACCCGTCATTATCAGGAGATGGTAGCTACTTTTTTACGCTTAAAGATGGTGCTTCATTCAGGGGCGAAATAGTTAAAGAAGTGATGATTAATCAAACATCACCCCTTTATAGATATTTACAGAATGGTTATCGATAAAGCTCAATCCATTTCTGTATTTCGTAGGTGTAATCCTGTTGCGTAGTAGAACCCTTAGGCAGTTTATTCAGGCCTTCGCGGAGAGCTGTAAAGAACGTTGATTGATGTACTGAGTCACTACGCAAAAGACTGTGCAGCAGTCCGGAAACCACTATTCGCTGCATTGCAAATTCATTGCGCAGGTTTGTGACTTCATTTTCCAGTTGCTCAATGCGTTCCTTTTCAGCCTGGCTCAACATGTTTAGACCCCTTAGATAGTCAGTGTTTGGATACAGGATTTTATCAGAGAGAAGTACCGTTATGTCCAGAGACGGGAAATATGACTATTGAATGTACTACGGCAATTTTTACATTAAGCCTTGGTGAAAGAGGTTACAGGCTTAACCAAATAGCTGAATTACGGTCATGGCTGGATTCAGTTACCTCCCAGGGAAAAGTGGCATCCATGTATTGAATTGTCTCCCCAGCAGCAGGCTGTCCGGGGAACTGGCAAAAAGAGTTTGCTTCAACGTCTAAGTATTAACGTGGCAGGCAACCTGCAAACCAGGCGAAAAGCTTTTCCTGGACGCTGAGCTTAGTGTCATCAGGCCGACCGCATGCAATAGCAGCTCTTTTGTAGGCTGGATTTAACAAAGAACCGAAAGGTGCGGAATCAGAGTGATGCAGCATTTTCAACTTTTGTGCAATCAGTTCCGGGGTCAGTTCATCCCTTGCATAAAGCAATTCCCCGTACTGGCGGCTTTGTACGCTAGCACGTTCGGAAATAATAGCTGGTTGCCACACAAGTTGAATTGTCGCGATAACGACAACGGGCAAAGCGAACAACCATTCCAGACCGGTGTTAGCGAACACAGCAGTACCGCTAATAAGCTGGATAGCTGTCATCAATTTGTCAGCTCTGCCGTGAAGCGTTGCCGTCATCACCTCAAGGTAATAACAGTAATGCAGCTGGAAATATTCGGAGCTTTGTTTAGTCATGCCGGAATCCTATTTTTTATCCTGTCCCGGCGCTGGTTGAGGTGCAGGGGCAGGACGAGGCAATACGTGGAAGTTGTCAGAGTCTGACATCAGGTTTCTCCTTCGAGGGGTAGATGATTGTTCGCGCAAATATTCTACCACTAAGGCACGCGCCGGGCGTGTATAAAAATCCCCGGCATCATTTTAAACAAGCTTTGGTTCAGTAAGTTACGTGGGGCTATACCCATTTTCTTTAGGTTGCCAGTGAGGTTGAGCGATGGCTATAGAAGGTAATACGGCGACAGTTCCGCTTAGTCCCGGTCAACGCCTGGATGGACTGAACCATATAGCGGAGCTGAGAGCGAAAGTATTTGGTCTGAATATTGAGCGAGAGCTGGAACGGTTTATTCATGATATGCGCGACCCACGCGACATTAATCACAAACAGAACGAGAGGGCACTTGCCGCCATATTCTTCATGGCAAAAATTCCGGCAGAACGTCACAGCGTCAATATTAATGAGCTGACCACTGACGAAACGCGGGAGCTGATTAAAGCAATGAATCATTTTCGTGCAGTGGTGAGCTTATTTCCAAAACGGCTAACCATGCCGAATTAACCCAAAACAGTAATTAATGGCGTAAACCCGCCGGGCATCCCTTTGCCCAAATTCAGGAGAAACACTATGCGAAATATTGAAAACCACACGACCAAAACCGGGCCAGATGATGCAGGACTCAACCTGCTGCTGACTGAGGCGCGCATGGAAGAACGCCGGGCCAGAGCATCGGTTATGGCAAGCCGTATGGTTAATTTGGCGAACCACATCAAAGCGAATCAGCTCGATGTTAACGAGGTGCTGGAGCTGCTTTTTCAGGAAAGCGAAACCTATCGGCATCAGGCAATGGAGGCCCACTGATGGCTGATTCAATGGACCTCGTGCAGCAGCGCGTGGAAGAAGATCTCCAGCGCCATATCCATAATGCTCGGGCACGAAATCCGGGTATCGCTCGCGTGCTTTGCATCGACTGTGAAGCGCCAATCCCAGCGGCGCGCAGACAAGCTATTCCGGGCGTACAGTGCTGCGTGACTTGCCAGGAAATTGCCGAGCTAAAAAGTAAGCATTACAACGGTCGTGCGGTATGAACATCATCGACCCGCGTTGCTTCGGTGTCAGCACTATCAACAGCATCAGTATTTCTGGGGGCAAGGATAGTCTTGCCCAATGGCTAAGGGCCATTGAAAACGATGTTCCTCATATTTCTGTCTTCGCTGATACTGGCCATGAACACCCGCAGACGATGGAATACCTGGATTATCTTGAATCCCAGCTGGGAAAAGTTAGCCGTGTTAAAGCTGATTTCACACGCCAGATCGACGGTAAACGGAAATTCATTGCAGAGAAGTGGCCCATTTCTCTCGTTCAGGAATGCGGTATGTCTGCCGATGAAGCGGCAGAACGTGTGCACCGTGCTCTGGAAATACTGAAGCCCACCGGCAATCCTTTTCTTGATTTGTGCATGTGGAAAGGCCGGTTCCCTACAACAAAAGCCCGTTTCTGCACCTTTGACCTCAAACATGAGCCTGTCCGTACTCAGGTGATTGTTCCTGCATTAGATGAATATGACGAGGTTATCAGTTGGCAGGGAGTCAGGGCGCAGGAATCGCCAGCGCGTGCATTGCTTCCGGACTGGGAGGAAGATGCTGACAACACTCCTGGCCTTCATGTTTATCGTCCGATCCTCAACTGGCAGCACGAAGATGTGTTCGCCATTGCCAAACGTCATGGCATCAAACCTAATCCGCTTTATCTACAGGGCTGCAGCCGTGTCGGATGCATGCCCTGCATTCATGCCCGTAAATCAGAACTGGCGGAGATCTTCCAGCGCTGGCCAGAAGAAATTCGCCGTGTCGCTGAATGGGAAAGGATGGTTGCAGAATGCTCACGCCGTGGTAATTCAACGTTCTTCCCGTCGACACACGATCCACGTCGCGCCGAGAGGCGTATTGAAGTCATCACAGCCGATGCTTATGGCATTGAGACTTATCGCGACTGGGCGTTAACCACACGAGGTGGTGCCCAATTTGATCTGCTGGCAGGCACAAATGACAGCGCGGTATGTAGTAGTGTCTATGCGGGAGTTTGTGAGTGACGGATATCAGTTCAGGCCGTCACACAACACTTTTTATAACTGATAATTCCGGTAGCGCTGAGAAAGCTACCGGGAATTATTCATGGAATGCCCCTGCAAAAGCCGTAAACCCATACTTTGACCCGGCAGACGTTGCGCCGGGTTCTGCGCTTTCAAACCTGATCACTCTGTACGCTGCCGACAATGAGCAGGAGCAGTTGCGTCGCGAGGTGCTGAGTGATGAGATCTGGGAGCGTTACTTCTTCAATGAGTCCCGCGATCCTGTCCAGCGTGAAATGGAGCAGGATAACCTCATCAGCTGGGCAAAAATGGCCCGTGAGCAGCAGCGTGTTAATCCCGATCTGGTGATTATCGCTGACGTCAGCGCTGAGCCGTCCCACCTCAGCAAGCCATTGCTGGAACGCATTAAATTCTTTCATGGCCTGGGCCGGGCAAAGGCTTACTCCCGCTATCTGCGCGAAACTATCAGGCCATGCCTAGAGCGTCTGGCGCGTGTGCGTGAAAGTCAGGTGTCTGCTTCTTTCCGGTTTATGGCAAGCCATGACGGTCTGGAGGGGTTGCTGGTCCTGCCTGAAATGAGCCAGGGCCAGGTAAAACGCCTTTCTACGCTGGTTGCCGCACACATGAGCATGTGTCTGGATTCGACCTGCGGTGAGCTGTTTGTTACGGATGACATCAAGCCGGAAGAAATCCGCCAGTCATGGGAAAGGGTTGCTGCGGAAGCCATGCGTTTAGACGTCATCCCGCCCGCTTTTGAGCAGCTTCGCCGCAAGAAACGCCGCCGTAAGCCCGTGCCTTATGACCTTATTCCGGGTTCGCTGGCACGCATGCTTTGCGCGGACTGGTGGTATCGCAAGCTGTGGCAGATGCGATGTGAGTGGCGGGAAGAGCAGCTGCGCGCCGTCTGTCTGGTTAACAAAAAAGCTTCGCCGTATGTCAGCTATGAAGCTGTGATCCATAAGCGCGAGCAGCGCCGCAAGTCACTGGAGTTCTTCCGTTCGCATGAGCTGGTCAATGAGGCCGGTGATACGCTGGATATGGAAGATGTGGTGAACGCCAGCAGCAGTAATCCCGCGCACCGTCGCAATGAAATGATGGCCTGCGTTAAGGGGCTGGAGCTTATCGCGGAAATGCGCAGTGACTGTGCCGTTTTCTATACCATCACCTGCCCGTCACGCTTCCACGCCACCCTCAACAACGGCAGGCCCAATCCGAAGTGGACCAGCGAAACGGTCCGGCAGAGCAGTAATTATCTGGTTGATACATTTGCCGCATTCCGCAAAGCTATGCACAAGGCCGGACTGCGTTGGTATGGCGTTCGCGTTGCCGAGCCACACCATGACGGCACCGTACACTGGCACCTTTTATGTTTCATGCGCAAAAAAGAACGCCGCTCTATCACGGCACTGCTGCGTAAATTTGCCATCCGCGAAGACCGCGAGGAGCTGGGAAAAAATACCGGCCCACGTTTTAAGTCCGAGTTGATCAATCCGCGCAAAGGCACGCCGACTAGCTATATCGCTAAATACATCAGCAAGAACATAGACGGGCGCGGGCTGGCTAAAGAAGTCAGCAAGGAAACGGGCAGATCACTGCGCGACAGCGCGGAGCACGTCACAGCCTGGGCTTCACTGCACCGTGTTCAGCAGTTCCGATTCTTCGGTATTCCGGGGCGGCAGGCATACCGCGAGCTGCGATTGCTGGCCGGTCAGGCTGCGAGACAGCAAGGCGATAAGAAGGCTGGCGCGCCAGTTCTGGCTGAAACCCGTCTGGATGCAGTACTGGCGGCTGCCGATGCGGGCTGCTTCGCAACCTACATCACTAAGCAGGGCGGTGTGATGGTCCCCCGCAAACATCACCTAATCAGAACGGCATACGAGCTTAACGACGAGCCGAGCACCTACGGCGATCACGGCATTCGTATTTATGGTGTCTGGTCCCCGTTAACGCAGGGCCGCATCTGCACGCATGCGGTGAAGTGGAAAAAGGTTCGTAAGGCCGTTGACGTTCAGGAGGCGACAGCCGACCAGGGCGCTCGCGCCCCTTGGACTCGTGGCAATAACTGTCCCCCTGTAGAAAATTTAAACATATCAGGGGGGGATCTATCCTGCAGTGATGAGGCCACGCCGCTGCCGGACTTCGAAAATCTGAACAAAAAGGAACTGCGGGAGCTGACGGCACGGCTACGCCTGGTAAAACCGAAGCGCCGGAAAGGGTACAAACAGGAAATTACGGAGCACCAACGGCTGCAGCTCGAAGTGGAACTGCGGTCCAGGGGCTTTGACGCCAGTGAAGCGGAAGTGGATCTCCTTCTGCGCGGTGGCAGCATCCCATCTGGGGCCGGGCTACGCTTGTTCTATCGAAACCAGCGCCTGCAGGAAGATGACAAATGGCGTCAATGGTACTGAGAAGGTCGGGAATGAGGTTATCTATTAATCAAAGGGTTAGCTGAGTAAAAAAGTATTTCAGCTTTAATTACACATGATGTACTGTATATATAAACAGTAATAAGGGGAGGGAGTTGTGAACGATTTGTTCATGGAGTCACTTGCACTACAGCGTATCGAACTTATGGCCAGACTGGTCGCCAGCTCAGACTGCAGCGATGATGATAAGGAAGTTGCCATTTCATGGTTGTCAGAACTGACGAGCGATCTGGTGACCAGGCTAAATGTATACGGAGTAGTGCAGGATGAAAGCACGCATTAGCGAATTTTTGCCTGGGGAAACTCCCTCCCAAATGGCGTCGCAAGTTATACGAAGGCAGTGCATGCGTATGGTGCATGAATTCGCATGATCGCAAAAGGATCGCAACGGGTCAGAACCGCCAGCGCTGGCGTACCTTCTGGCCCGTCATGCACCTGCATGAAAACCACTCCATAAAGCGCGCAGGCGTGGCGGGGATACGAGCGCGCGCTAAGTATGCTCGGTAAGGTTGATAGATTTCGCAGACGATGGTGGGTATCATGCGTTACTTAAATGCCCAAGAGCAAGTTTGATTAATAGGCCATATTATGAATAGTAAATTGATTTCTTTGGATTTATTCGCTGGGGCAGGTGGCCTTACCTGTGGTTTAGATATGGCTGGTTTTCAGCCTATTCTTGCAAATGAATTAGTTCCGGCTCATGCGGAGACTTATGCATTTAATCATCCTCAGACTGAGGTTGTGGTTGATGATGTAAGAGCTATTGCCGAAAGCAATTTGATGAAGCAATTATCATTAAAACCAGGTGAATTAGATTTATTGGCGGGTGGTCCGCCGTGCCAAGGATTTTCAATTAACGCACCTATTAGATCCTTAGATGATGAACGAAATCATTTGTTTAAGGATTTTCTTAGGATAGCTGCGGCGCTAAAACCTAAGGCAATTTTAATTGAAAATGTTCCTGGTATTGTTTCCTTGGGTAAAGGAACTGTTGTAGAGCAAATCTACAAAGAACTGGAATCATTAGGTTACAGTGTAGGTCATCGTATTTTGTTTGCTGGTCATTATGGCGTCCCGCAAATGAGATTCAGAACCGTTTTCATCGCTATATACGGCAAAAATAAAAAAGTCAACTTCCCTGAGCCAAAATATAATGCGAAGGCAGTCGCTAATTTCGCTGGAGCTAAAGAGCTTTGTCTCCCAATTTCGCCGTTATTTTCAAGTGAATTGAAACCTCATACAACTGTTTGGGATGCAATATCAGATTTACCAATGATTATTGGCGGCAAAAATAATAATGGGCTTAGTTATTCATCTGAACCTGCTAGCGACTATCAAGAAGTTTTACGTGGCAAATCAGAACTGGCCATGAATCACGTTGCCGCTAATCTCGGAGCTATTAATCTAGAACGTTTGAAACATATCCCGCAGGGTGGAAGTTGGAGAGATATTCCTTATGACTTATTGCCTACCGGTTTGAAGAGAGCGAGAAGAAGCGACCATACCAAACGCTACGGTCGCTTACATCCCGATGGGTTGTGCTCAACTATACTCACGAAATGTGATCCTCATTGGGGTAGTTTTTTTCACCCAACTCAAGATCGCGTAATTTCCGTTAGGGAAGCAGCTCGTATTCAGTCGTTCCCTGACCATTATATTTTCAAAGGTAATCTTACCCAGCAATATGAGCAAGTTGGAAACGCAGTGCCACCTTTAATGGCCAAAGCGATTGGGGAAGAAATCATTAATATGATTGGATATGGACATGAGCAACAGAAGAGATTTGGTTGAAATATTCGGATATAGTCCAGTAGATCTTACTCCTGAAGTTAGATCTTTATGGGCTTTAGGGGCTTGCCCGTTTCTGAACAAAGAATGTGTAAAGATAAATCATGATCAAACCATAATATATGGTACGTGTAGTGTAACATCCCCGTATGGGGATGTTATTATTTGCCCAAATAGATTGTATGCGAATAATTATGAAACGCTACTAAAGGTCAGTCATGATGCATTCGGGACTGATATTCCTTTCCTAACGTATGGCCAATATGTTGAACAAAGGGCTAATCATAAAGATTGTATAATTGCTCTTGGTAAAAATTCAGGTAAAGAAGTTCAAGTAGGTAGAGCATTATCAATGGATTGGGTTTTGGTAAGAATGACCGATGGCCAAATAAACGAGTATGTAGGAATAGAAATTCAAAGCATTGATATTACTGGTAATTATCGTGATGCATGGCATGCCTATAAAAATATCAAACCTACCGATGTTCGGAACGAATTGCCTACTTCTCAGCACGGTTTGAACTGGGCTAATGTTCATAAGCGATTAATTCCACAGATTATTAGGAAAGGTGTGGTTTATTCTCGCTCAAATTATGTGAAAAAAGGGTTGTATTTTATACTGCCAGACATCGTCTATAAGAAATTTGAAGATGTTATCGGGAGTGATATTCCACTTTTAGATTATCAAAATAACAAAACAATTACAGTCTACACCTATGGACTTGGTGCGGTTGTACCAAATGGCCAACAACGGTCGTTATTACAAAATAGAAAGATAACATTTGACCTTGATGAGTTTTCTAAACGCTTTACAACGGGTCCAAATTTACCAAGTGGTGAGGACCTTGATGCTGTAATAAAAAGAGCTTTAGGGGTTCTGTAGGAGTTAATGTTTTAATTTCTAGGCCGAGATAATTCGGCCTTTTTCATTAATCAAAATTATAAGGTTGAAAATTTATCACATCCTCGCCTAACCATGCATTAAGTTCTCCTAATCTTTTCTGAAGAGGCATTAACTCGTTTCTTACAAATACCATGCTAGCCTTCTCAACATCCCCAAACCCACCAACATTGCTCGGCATAATTCCCATCATCTGCGGCGGAACGCGGTGCGCTGCCATCATGTCATCCCGGCTCACGTTCTTGATATTCAGAAACTCATCTTTAGCCGCGACCTCTGACAGCGGGATGATCTGAATGCCATCCTTTTTGCCGTTGGGTGAGTACATAAACAGGTTGCGGAAATTGCCCGGCCCTTTGGCGCTTTTCATGGCCTGGCGGATGTTGTTCACGTCCTCCTGGTTCTGCGCAGCGTCGGTCATGTACATAATGAACCCCGCATGGCTGCCGTTGATGTAATACTTCCGGCGGAACAGCGTAGCGGACTCGTTGAGCAACGTTGACGGGATGGCGGACAGGTAGCCGGGCAGCCCGTAAATTTCCTGGTTAATGTCCGGCTCCATCAGGTGAAAAACGCTGCCGCTGGTGAACTCATAGGGCTGTGTGGTCATGCCGTATTGCACAAACCAGTAGCTGTCCAAGTCCACACCGCGGCGGGTATATTTCGCCAGGGCTGGCTCTAAGGAAAGCACGCCGCCGAGGCGGTTGGTTCGCTTCTCCAGATAGGCGTTGCCAAACACCAGATAATCCTGCACGAATCGGGCAAAAGCCTGTTGGCTGAGCAATGGATGCGGAATGTAGGTGCTGCTGAGAATGTCACGCTTAACGGCAATCGGTGAGCTGTGATGCACGGCGGCGCGGTAGGTGCGGGCGAGGCCGTCAAAGCTCACAGGCGGCTCATACCATTTATCCATTTGCACGCATTCCACGTAGTCCAGCAGTTCGCGGCGGTCCAGTACCGGGATCGGATCGCCAAAGCTGAACGCCTCCGCAGACATAGCGGAGTTATGCGGCGCGGTAGCTTCCGCTGGCGCGGCAGTAGCTGCTGGGGATTGGCAGTCAAGATTGCTCATGCTCCCAGCTCCTTGTCAGCCTGTGGCCATTCGCACATAAATGCCATTTTCCAGTCCTCTGCTGACAGTTCCTTTTTCATTTGCTCCAGCCAGTCGTCATCAAACAGAGCTGCGTCTGATGCTGCAGCGTCATCTGCGGTAAAAACAAGGCTTGCTGTGTCGCTGGTGAGCAGCTTTTGGTATTCCCGCCATGCTTCCGGGTTGCGGCTGGGGGTGGTGTAGTAGGTCGCGTGGTAGCGGGCGTGCATTGAAAGACTTTTGGCAAGCGCAATAACATTTTTAGGCGAGTCGGCCCAGGCATACTCTGACACGTAGACATTTCCATGGAGCGCTGCGCAGTGGCTGTCCGGGTCGATAAAGTAGATGAATGCGCCGTTGCTCAGTTCCAGATAGTGATCTGTCATACGCAATACATGGGTTTGCAGTTGTGGCCTGGCTTCTGACAACAGCGCATTGAGGTAGGCCCTGTTAACCTGCGAATGACCGTCACCGCACCCCAGGAAAATCTGGTTTCGCCCGGTGGTTAACGCGTCAGACAGCGCCTCAAGTGAGAAAAACCAGTCAGCGCCACACTGGCGCATTTTGGTCAGCACCCTGCGTGTGCCGCGGGCACCTGCATTCCAGCTCATCTGGTAATTAAACGGCGTTGCGCGGCTATAAAAACAGGCATCTGAAAACAGGTTGATTAGCGTTGGTTTCATTAAAAAATCTCCACAATGTTGCTGGTATTGGCGGCCTCGCCCTGCAGCGGTTCGTTAAACAGCGCGTGCATCGTCGCCCAGGCCAAATCTGCGTGGCTGGCTTCTTCGCTGCGGCTGGCTTCGTAAGTCGGGCGGTTGCCGCTGGCGGTGGTGGCCCGGCGGATAGCCATAAATGACTGCGCAATGTCGGTGTGCCCGGCGTCGAACTCCAGGCGGCGGTGGCTGATAATGTCGTACGCCTTGAGCACCAGGGCGTTTTTGACGTTCGGGTTGTAGACGAACTCGCGTACGGCGGGGAAAAACGCTTTCACGTTCTCATAAACGCCGTGGCCCACGCCCGTTGAGTCGATGCCGATGTAGGTCACGTTGTACTGCTGAGTGAGTTGCTTGATGGCGTCGGCCTGGGCGCGGAAGTCCATCCCGCGCCACTGGTGGCGCTCCAGAATACGGAACTTGCCGCCTGGCACCATTGGCGGGGCCATGACCACGCATCCTGCACTGTCACCGTTCTGCGTGCCCTTCGCCGGGTCATACCCGATCCACACTTCGCGCCAACCAAACGGGCGCAGGGCCAGGGCCTGAAAATCGGCCCACACTTCCCAGCTGTCCACCATGCACGCCTGCAGCTCACTGAGCGGGAACACCGACGCGAGATCGTCGATAAATTCGCACATCAGCAGGTTCTGGTATTCGTCCGGGCTGTACTCCATGCGCAGCTGGTCGAGGTCGAACAGGTTACAGCCGCCGCGCACCGCATCCTCTACGGTGACAATCTGGCGGTATTGCCCGTCCGGACAGAGCAGGCCGGGGGCCAGGCCGCCGTGCGTCAGGTCAATATCTACCTTGTCGGCTTTGCTGCGGCCCCGGTTGAACAGTGCGCCGGACCAGAACGGATAGGCGCTGTGCGTCAGGCTCGACGGGGTGGAAAAGTAGGTCTGCCGCCAGCGCTTATGGATCGCCATGCCGGAGGCCACCTTGCGCAGCTCCTGGAATTTCGGTATCCAGAAATATTCATCCAGGTACAGGTTGCCGTGGTAGCTCTGCGCGGTGCGCGCGTTGGTGCCGAGGAAATAGAGCGTTGCGCCGTTGGGCAGCACCATTGGATCGCCCTTCAACTCCACATCCACCTCTTTTGCAAAGTCGATGATGTACTGCTTAAAGACGTGCGCCTGGGCCTTACTGGCGGACAGGAAAATCTGGTTGCGCCCGGTGGTGATGGCGTCAATCAGTGCCTCACGGGCAAAAAAGAAGGTCGCGCCAATCTGGCGGGACTTGAGCAGGTTACGGATGCGGTGACGGTTGCCCGCCTCCCACCAGTGGCGCTGGTAGGCGAACATCGAGCTGTGGAAAATCTCCTGCAGCTTTTCGGTCTGTTCGTCGCTGAAAACGTTCTTTTCCGGTAGCTTGCGCGGGCCTTTGTTGCGGTTCGCCACGTTGGGGTTAAGGTCGGCCTCGTTGCCGCCGTCGTTAAATTTGCCGATGCGGGCATGGCGTTCTGACTGACGCGCCAGCAGGTCAATCTCTTTGAAGTCTTTCCCTTCTTTTTGCTCCTTCATGATGAGCTGGCAGTAACGCGCGGCAGTGGTGAGCTGCATCTGATCCAGCGGGCCATATTCGCCCCACTTGTCGCGCTTCTTCCAGCTGTGTACGGTTGCAACTTTCTCGCCCAGCATTTCAGCAATGCGGGCTACGCGGTATCCCTGAAAGTACAGCAGCATGGCCTGCCGACGGGGATCGAGGTCTGCGGGGGTCAGTGTCATGTCCATGACACAAGCCTACGGCCTTGAATGCCGCCTTTCCCCGGCTGCGTTTTGTGTGGTGAACCCCACAAAGCCCGCGCGTTGTTTCACTCCCCCCATCACAGCAAACATAAGGCTCCAGTAAGTTTTTTATAACGGAGCATGGCTCATGACAGCGAAAGCAAAGCGTTTCCGCATCGGGGTGGAAGGTGCCACCACTGACGGACGCGAAATCCAGCGTGACTGGCTGGTGCAGATGGCAGCCAGTTACAACCCGGCGGTTTACACCGCGCAAATTAACCTTGAGCACATCAAGTCTTATCTGCCGGACAGCACCTTTAACCGTTACGGCACCGTATCTGCCCTGGTAGCTGAGGAAATCAAAGACGGTCCAATGGCGGGCAAGATGGCGCTGTATGCCGATGTGGCCCCGACGGATGCGCTGATCGCCCTGGTGAAGAAAGGGCAGAAGCTCTTTACCTCCATGGAAGTCAGCCCGCAGTTTGCCGATTCCGGTAAAGCCTATCTGGTCGGCCTGGCGGCAACGGATGACCCGGCAAGCCTGGGCACGGAAATGCTGACCTTCAGCGCCACCGCTACCCAGAATCCGCTGGCAAACCGCAAACAAAACCCGGAAAACCTGTTTTCCGCCGCCGTCGAAACGGTTATCGAACTCGACGAAACCCAGGACGACAAACCCTCCCTCTTTTCCCGCGTGACCGCGCTGTTTGCCAAAAAAGAGCAGACCGATGACGCGCGATTCTCTGATGTACATAAAGCCGTGGAGCTGGTTGCTACTGAGCAGCAGAGCTTTGGCGAGCGCACCGACAAATCCCTGTCTGAGCAGGAAACCCGCTTGTCTTCGCTGGAAACCTCACTGCAGAAACAGCAGGCCGATTTTGCGGCGCTGCAACAGCAGCTGAGTACCGAAGACAGCCGCAGGGATTACCGCCAGCGTGCGCCGGGCGGTGACGCTCCGGCTGGCACCGTGACTAACTGCTGATGGAGCACAACGCCCGATGAAACAGAAAACCAAATTTGCCTTTAACGCCTACCTGCTGCAGCTGGCCCGCCTGAATAATATTCCGGTGGAAGAACTCTCCAGCAAATTCACGGTGGAGCCGTCCGTGCAGCAGACCCTGGAAGATCAGATCCAGCAGTCCGCTGCTTTCCTCACCCTGATTAACGTCATGCCCGTGTCAGAGCAGTCCGGTCAGCTGCTGGGGTTGGGCGTTGGCAGCACTATCGCCGGAACCACCGACACTACCGCCAAAGAGCGTGAAGCCACTGATCCCACGTTGATGACGGACGTGGAATACAAATGCGAGCAGACCAACTTCGACACGGTGCTGACTTACGCGAAGCTGGACCTGTGGGCCAAATTCCAGGACTTCCAGCTGCGTATCCGTAACGCCATCATTCAGCGTCAGGCGCTGGACCGCATTATGATTGGCTTTAACGGTGTGAAGCGCGCCAAAACCTCTAACCGCACCGACAACCCAATGCTGCAGGACGTGAACAAAGGCTGGCTGCAGAAGGTGCGTGAAGACGCGGCGGACTGCGTAATGGGCAGCGCCACGGCAGAAGACGGAACCACCACCGCAGCCCCGGTGAAAGTCGGTTCAGGTGGTCAGTACCTGAATCTGGATGCGCTGGTAATGGATGCCGTCAACGAGTTGATCGACCCGATTTTCCAGGACGATGACGGTCTGGTGGTGGTCTGTGGTCGTGAGTTGCTGGCGGACAAGTATTTCCCGCTGGTCAACAAAGAGCAGGACAACAGCGAAAAAATGGCGGCCGATCTCATCATTAGCCAGAAACGCATGGGTGGCCTGCAGGCGGTGCGCGCGCCGTTCTTCCCGTCAAATGCTCTGATGATCACCCGTCTGGATAACCTGTCCATCTACTGGCAGGAAGACACCCGCCGCCGAGCGGTGATCGACAATCCGAAGCGTGACCGCATCGAAAACTTTGAATCCGTCAATGAGGCGTATGTGGTGGAGGATTACCGCTGCGTGGCTCTGGTGGAAAACATTGAGATCGGTGATTTCAGCGCGCCAGCGGCACCGGAAGGTGGGGAATAAATCATGAGCCTGAGTCCCGCACGGCAGCACCGCCTGCGCGTCCAGGCTGAACAGGCCGCCCGTCTGGGCGGCAATGTTCGCCACGCGTCGGGTTATGACCAGATGCTGCTGCAGCTGGCGGAAGATAAACGCCGCCTGAAAGGCATTCAGTCCACGCTGAAAAAGGCGCAAATCAAGGTGGAGCTGCTGCCGAAATATACCGCCTGGGTGGATGGTGTGCTGGCGGCGGAGGCCACCCAGCAGGATGACGTGGTGATGTACGCGATGCTCTGGCGCATTGATGCCGGTGATTATGCCGGGGCGCTGCAAATCGCAAATCACGCGCTGCGCCAGGGCTGGGTGATGCCGCTTGGCAACCGCAACACGCAGACAGTGCTGGTTGAGGAACTGGCAGACGCGGCGCAGGCCGCCATCACTGCCGTACAACCTTTTGAGGCGGAGCTATTGCTGCAGGCGCTGGATATGACGGACGGCACCGATATGCCCGATCAGTCCCGCGCTCGTTTGCATAAAGCCATCGGCCTGTTGCTCTGTGAATCCAGCCCGGCCTCCGCCCTGAATCACATCACTCACGCGTTGCAACTGGACCCGCGCTGCGGCGTGAAAAAAGACAAAGAACGGCTTGAGCGCAGACTGCGCAATGAGAGCCAGTAACGGAACGTGCCCCGCGCACGGGCGGCACGGGATGGCGGCAGGCATTGCCTTACCAAAATCCCGTCCACCGCCCACTTTTTCAGGAGAAAGCCGTATGCAGTTTGTTGCGCCTGAACAGGCCCCGGAGCAGGCGGAGGTCATCAAAAATACGCCGTTCTGGCCCGATGTGGACCTGTGCGAATTTCGCAGCGTGATGCGCACTGACGGCACGGTGACGCCCGCCCGGCTGAAACAGCTGGCGCTCACGGCAATATCAGAGGTCAACGCGGAGCTGTACACCTTCCGCCAGCATCAGCAGGCGCTGGGCTATCGGATGCTGACTGACGTGCCCGCAGAAGAACTGGACGGCAAAAGCGAGCGCCTGCACCACTACAGCAATGCGGTGTATTGCTGGGCGCGGGCGGTGCTCAATGAGCGCTATCAGGACTATGACGCCACGGCGTCTGCGGTAAAACGCGGGGAGGAACTGGCGGAGGCCAGCGCCGACCTGTGGCGCGATGCCCGCTGGGCCATCAGCCGGGTGCAGGATGCGCCGCACTGCACGGTGGAGCTTATCTGATGAAAGTGCGTGCGTATCAGTATGACACCGTGGACGCGCTGTGCTGGCGTTATTACGGGCGCACTCGGGGTGTCACTGAGCAGGTATTGCGGGCAAATCCGGGGCTGGCTGAATACGGCCCCTTTTTACCTCACGGGCTGCAGGTAGAGCTGCCGGATATAACGGAAACACCCACCGTGCAGACCGTTCAGCTATGGGACTGAATCATGACGCTTGAACGAATCAGCGCCTTTATCACGTACTGCATCGCCGTTGTGCTGGCATGGATGGGGGACATGTCTCTCAAGGATGCCTCCACGGTAGGCGGCGTGTTGATTGGCGCGCTGATGCTGCTGATCAACTGGTATTACAAACACAGGACTTTCCAGCTGCTGCGTGACGGGAAGCTATCTCGGGAGGCGTATGAATCCATCAATCGTTAAGCGCTGCCTGGTGGGTGCGGTGCTGGCAATCGCCGCCACGCTGCCCGGCTTTCAGACCCTCCATACGTCACTGGATGGCCTGAAACTGATTGCGGATTACGAGGGCTGCCGCCTGCAGCCGTACCTGTGCAGCGCGGGCGTGTGGACCGATGGTATCGGTAATACCTCCGGCGTGGTGCCGGGCCGGACCATCAACGAACGGCAGGCGGCGCAGGGGCTCATCACTAACGTAGTGAAAGTGGAAAGGGCCCTGGAAAAATGTGTGCAGCAGACGATGCCGCAAAAGGTCTATGACGCGGTGGTGTCGTTCGCGTTCAACGTCGGCACGGGCAATGTCTGCAGCTCCACGCTGGTTAAGTTGCTCAATCAGCAGCGCTGGGCAGAGGCGTGCCGCCAGCTGCCGCGCTGGGTGTATGTCAAAGGTGTGTTTAATCAGGGGCTGGACAACCGCCGCGCGCGGGAAATGACCTGGTGCTTAAAAGGCGTTTCTGCATGACACGCTTATATTCTACTTTTCTGGCTCTGATGTTAGCCGTACTGGGTTGGCAGGCATGGCGGCTCAATAACGCCAGCCACATCATCGAAACTCAGGGGGCTGCGCTGAACAGTAAAACCCTGGAGTTGACGAAGAAAAATAGCCAGCTGATCGGCCTGTCCATTCTGACCGAAACCAACAGCCGGGAGCAGACACGGCTCTATGCGGCGGCAGAGGATACGCGCTCTTTGCTGCATCAGCGCCAGAACCGGATCGAGGAGCTTAAACGTGAAAACGAAGATTTGCGCCGCTGGGCTGACACTCTTTTACCTCCTGATGTTGTCAGGCTGCGCGAAAGACCCGCCATCACCGGAAGTGCAGCTTACCGTGAGTGGCTGTCCAAGGGTGACGCAGTGCCGCCTGGAAAGGTCAGCGCCGCGCAGTAACGGCGATCTGCTGAGCCTGCTTGACGAAACGGAGGCCGCCTGGGCGGTCTGTGCAGACAAAGTGGACACTATTGTGTCCTGCCAGGAGCGAAACAGTGAACAAGCCGCAGTCCCTACGCGCCGCGCTGAATAAGGCGGTGGCTTACGTCCGGGAGAACCCGGACAAGCTGCACCTGTTTGTGGATAAAGGATCCCTGGTGGCAACCGGGGCCAGCTCCATGTCGTGGGAATACCGTTACACCCTGAATGTGGTGATTGAAGATTTCAGTGGCGATCAAAACCTGCTGATGGCCCCGGTGCTGCTGTGGCTGATGGAGAATCAGCCTGATGCCATCAATAACCCGGAATGGCGCGAAAAGTTGTTTTCTTTTGAGGTGGATATTCTGCGCAATGACATTTGCGACATCAGTCTGGACCTGCAGCTTACGGAGCGCATCCTGGTGAGCGCGGAGGGCGGAACCTCAATCGTTAAGGCGGAGCCTGAGCCATATGTACCAGAAGAAATGTGGACGATGAGCCGTGGATAATCTGCAGAAAGTGGATGCCTGGCTGTCAGCGCTGCTGGCAAATCTGGAGCCAGCGGCGCGCAAGCGCATGATGCGGGAGCTGGCGCAGCAGCTACGCCGGACCCAGCAGAACAACATCCGACTGCAGCGCAATCCAGACGGAACCGGCTACGAGCCGCGCCGGGTAACAGCCCGGACAAAGAAGGGCCGCATTAAGCGGCAGATGTTCGCCAAACTCCGCACCGCGAAATACCTGAAAACCGCCGCCAGTGCCGACTCTGCCAGTGTTGAGTTTGCCGGGCAGGTGCAGCGGATTGCCAGGGTGCATCACTACGGCTTACGTGATCGTGTAAGCCGTCGGGGGCCGGAGGTGCGTTATGCAGAGCGGCAGTTATTAGGGTTCAGTAAAAGTACTGAAAGTATGATCATAATTACCCTGCTAAGAACACTACAGAATATTTGATCTGAAGTGGTTAGATTAAACCGAGTATTTGAATGTCAACTTCTTTAAGTCATTGATGAAAAATTGAGGGGTCCAACCTTTTACCAGTTCACTCAATAAATATTCATCTGCCATGTCAAATATATAATCAGTAACCGGGGCGGCATATTTAGCACCTGCAGCGCCAATGTAAGGGCCAACAGTAGGTTCAATAAATTGACCTGCATAGGAACCAATAAACATCATGGCGATACTTTTTGTTGATTTACCCCAGAATGTATCAAAAAAACCTTTTGAGTTTTGATTGCTTTCCATATAAGTTCTTTGTACTTCTAAGGGGTCGGTGACATTATTAAGTGTGCGCAACCACTGCCTGAATTTTTTTGCGTTTCTGCTTTTTCTGACTTTTAAAAGCTCATCCATAGGTTGACCCATCAGTTCAAAAGATTTTCGAATATCTGGAAATGCCTCGAGTTCAATGATGGAGGAGAAAATTCTTTCTCTAGAGAATGTTTCGGATTTGGTGAGGGAGTCCTCAAGCAAAAACCTTATATCACTTGTCATGCTTGGTGTTGCATGTTTATTTATTACATATTTATAACCGAGTAAATCTGACGTGCAAAGTGCGACTAATTGCTTTTCATTGTTATCAAGTTGATTTACATCTCTACCTTTAAGATCTAGCCCTAAATTTTTCAATTTTCCACTTTTAAGGGCCGATGTTATTATATCAATACTATCTTGTTCAATATCATCAGGAACTGAAATGTAAGAGTCCCGTAATTTGCGAATTAATGTTCTCCTCTCTCTTCGTTTAAGAGTTGACGACAGATTATTTAAACCTAATTCTAACGACTTTTCTGGATCTCCATTAGGACCATCTTTAAAACGACCTCCAGTTACAGGGAAAACACCAGAGAATGGATGATTGACAGGTAAAATTAAAGGTGTCCATAACGTAAAGCTTAGCGCATTGTCATCTATTAATTCTTCAACTCCTCGCAATCCTATTTCATTAATCATAAAGCATAATGGTGTGTTTTCTCCTTCCACCTTAAAGTTAATCTCGTCGTGTAAAATAAAACTCTCAAATAAAGATGATTTTAATTGATTATGTGTTGGGGCAGGTTTTCTTTCATCTCTGTATATGTCTGCGTCTTTTCCGTCAAAACGTAGGGGTTTACGAAGGGTGTCATTAATTTCATTATTAAATACTGCTCCATTTAAACTACGACTAGATAGCATAAAATCCCTCTAATGGTTTGTGTGTCAGATAGTACAACGGAATGTATTACCTAATTTTGGGAAAGTAAATCACGATGCATGAATGAACGCACAACTCACAGAAATCATGCGCCTTATTACCAACCTGATCCGCACCGGCACCGTGACCGAAGTGGACCGGGATAACTGGCTGTGCCGGGTGAAAACGGGCGAGCTTGAAACCAACTGGATTAACTGGCTGACGCTGCGCGCGGGCAAATCGCGCACCTGGTGGAAACCGTCCGTGGGGGAGCAGGTTGTGCTGTTCAGCCTGGGCGGCAATCTGGAAACAGCGTTTGCCCTGCCTGCCGTCTACTCAAACCAGTTTCCGCCGCCGTCTGACTCTGAGGACGGCAGCGTGACGGAATACCCGGACGGCGGCTGGTTTGAGTACGAACCCGAAACCGGGCGCTGGTACGTCCGGGGGATTAAATCCATGGTGATCGAGGCGGCGGATAACGTCACCTTTAAAACCGGGGAGTTTGTCGTGGAAGCCAACACCACCCGCATTAACAGTGAGGTGGTGATCAACGGTGGCGTGGCCCAGGGCGGCGGCCCGATGAGTTCCAACGGGATCGTGGTGGATAAACACGCGCACAACAAAGTGAAGTCCGGCGGTGACACATCGGGAGGCCCGATATGACGATGTATTACGGCATGAACAGCGCCACGGGCAAAGCCATAACCGACACTGAGCACCTTAATCAGTCCGTAAAGGACATTCTGATCACGCCGCAGGGCAGCCGCATTGCCCGCCGGGAATATGGTTCGCTGCTGTCCGCGTTGATTGACCAGCCACAAAACCCGGCGCTGCGCCTGCAGATGATGAGCGCCGTCTATGTGGCGCTGATGCGCTGGGAGCCACGGCTAACTCTCGGCGCAATCACGATCGGGAGCGGCTTTGACGGCTCCATGGTCGTGGACCTGACCGGGCGGCGCACTGACGGCACGCCTGTTTCTCTTTCCGTTGCAACAGGAGCACAAAGTGGCAGCAATTGACCTTTCCCAACTCCCGCCGCCGAAGATTGTAAAAGTGCCGGACTTTGAAACTCTGCTGGCTGAGCGTAAGGCGTCTTTTGTGGCGCTTTATCCGGTGGACCAGCAGGACGCCGTGCGGCGAACGCTGGCGCTGGAATCTGAGCCAATCACCAAACAGCTGCAGGAAAATACCTACCGGGAAATTCTCCTGCTACAGCGTATTAATGAGGCGGCCCTGGCGGTTATGGTGGCTTACTCTGGTAATACCGATCTTGACCAGCTCGCCGCCAACTACAACGTGAAACGCCTGATTGTGACGCCCGCAGATGATAACGCTGTGCCACCCGTCCCGGCGGTGTACGAGTCTGACGAAGAATTGCGCCCGCGTATCCCCGGAGCCTTTGAAGGGCTGTCCGTCGCCGGGCCGACGGCGGCCTACGAGTTTCACGCTAAAAGCGCGGACGGGCGCGTGGCGGATGCCAGCGCAACCAGCCCGGCCCCAGCGGAGGTGGTGCTTACCGTATTAAGCCGCGAAGGTGACGGCACGGCAGGTGCTGATCTGCTGGCGGTGGTTGATAAAGCACTCAACAGCGAGAGCGTGCGCCCGGTGGCTGACCGTCTGACGGTGCGCAGCGCGGAAATTATCCCGTACACCGTGGACGCCACGATCTTTATTTATCCGGGGCCGGAGGCAGAGCCGGTAATGGCAGAAGCTAAAGCCAGCCTGCAGAAATACATCGCCAGCCAGACACGGTTGGGGCGTGACATTCGCCTGAGCGCCATTTATGCCGCCCTGCATGTTGAGGGAGTGCAGCGCGTTGAGCTGGCCTCCCCGCAGGGTGACGTGGTGCTGGATAAAACCCAGGCGGCCTCCTGCACGGCGTGGAGTGTGACCAATGGCGGCACGGATGAATAGCTTGTTGCCACCGGGTTCGTCTGCGCTTGAGCGCCGTCTGGCGGAAAGCTGCAGCGGTATTTCCGATTTGCAGGTGCCACTGCGTGACCTCTGGAACCCGGTGGCGTGCCCGGTCAGTTTTCTGCCGTATCTGGCCTGGGCGTTTTCGGTGGACCGCTGGGACGAAAGCTGGGCGGAAAGCGTTAAGCGCCGGGTGGTGCAGGATGCTTTCTACATCCATCAGCACAAGGGCACAACCAGCGCCGTGCGGCGCGTGGTGGAGCCGTTCGGTTTCCTGATCCGCATTCTGGAGTGGTGGCAGACCAACGAGGCCCCCGGCACGTTCCGGCTGGATATTGGCGTGCAGGACCAGGGCATCACAGAGGAAACCTATCTGGAGCTGGAGCGCCTGATCGGTGATGCGAAGCCATGCAGCCGCCACTTGATCGGCATGTCCATCAATCTGCAGACCGGTGGCCCGTTGTGGGTGGGGGCGGGAACCTATATCGGGGAAGAAATCACCATTTACCCGTATATCAACGACACCATTACTTCCGGTGGCCCGGCTTATGCAGGCGGGGCGGTCCATGTTATTGACACAATGAGAGTGAATCCATGAGCGCAAAATTTTACACCCTGTTGACGGAGATCGGCGCGGCGAAACTGGCAAGCGCCGCCGCGCTGGGTGTGCCGCTGAAAATTACTAAAATGGCGGTGGGCGATGGCGGCGGTGTGTTGCCGACACCCAGCGCACAGCAGACGGCCCTGATTGCTGAAAAGCGTCGTGCCGATCTCAATATGCTTTACATCGACCCGCAGAACAGCAGCCAGATTATCGCGGAGCAGGTTATTCCCGAAACGGAGGGCGGTTGGTGGATTCGTGAGGTTGGCCTTTTCGATGAGACAGGCGCGCTGATCGCTGTCGGCAACTGCCCGGAAAGTTATAAGCCGCAGCTGGCAGAGGGCAGCGGGCGCACGCAGACCGTGCGCATGGTGCTGATTACCAGTAGCACCGATAACATTACCCTGAAAATTGACCCTGCGGTGGTCCTGGCAACCCGCAAATATGTTGATGATAAGGTGCTGGAGTTAAAAGTGTATGTGGATGACCAGATGGCGAAGCATATCGCTGCTGCTGATCCGCATACGCAGTACGCACCAAAGGCCAGCCCAACGTTAACCGGCACCCCAAAAGCGCCGACAGCAGCGGCAGGAAATAATACAACCCAGCTCGCTACCACGGCGTTTGTGCAGGCTGCCATTGCAGCCCTGGTTAATTCATCCCCTGGCGCGCTGGATACGCTGAACGAACTGGCCAAAGCGTTGGGCAACGACCCGAACTTTGCCTCCACTATGACCAATGCCCTTGCCGGAAAGCAGCCACTGGACAGTACGTTGACTGATCTTTCTGGAAAGACGGTGGCCGCATTGCAGCAGTATCTGGGATTAAAGAGCGCGGCACTTCGGGATGTGGGAACCGCCAGTGGACAGGTCCCTGATATGAGCGCGTTTAGTTCAGGGGGCACCGGTAACGCTAAATTCACAAAACTACCTGACGGAACTGTTATCCAGCGCGGGAATGCATCGGTGCCATACGGCGGTGCGACTATTTCGCTCCCAACTGCCATGCCGTCAGCAAACTATGTGGTAATAGGGATGGATATTGATGGAACAGTTGGCAGCGGCGGAATGATTGCAGGTGGGCCGTTGACCGCAACAACACTGCATCTGCATGGCATTAACTGGAATGGGGGAACAACAAACGATAGTTCTCCAGGGGCAATGTGCTGGATGGCGATTTCACTATGAACAAACTTTATTTTTCCGCAGAGAACGTGGGTTTTTATGTTGCTGGTGCGTCAGATGTACCTTCTGATGCTATTGAAGTTTCGGAGCAGATTTACAGCAAATTTATCGGTATAGCCTGGCCTGAAGGTAAGCAGTTAGGCGCGGATGGAAATGGCGATCCTGTATGGGTGAATTCACCGCCACCGACAATGGAGGAACTCATTAGCGAGGCTGAGCAGCATAAACAGCGCTTAATCTCCGTTGCTGACGATATCACGTCAGACTGGAAGGTAGAATTGATGCTTGGGACTATCAGTGACGACGATAAAGCTACCCTGACCGAATGGATGGCGTACAAGAAAAAAGTTAAAGCTGTAGATACTTCCAGTACTGATGATGTTATCTGGCCTAACCCTCCTACATATTAAACTTACGTAAGAGAGTTTTTTTAGGCTCGGCTATAAACTATAGAAACAGACCCATTAGGAGCTGTTTCTAATTGGTTGAAGGTTTTATTAGTGATAGTTAAATTGATTAAGATGTTTGCGAGAAATGAAGGGCTATTTTTTCTATGATTGGTGTTATCTTCTCTACTGCACTAGCTACAGATATCCCGTGGGATATCCATTTGAAAGCAGGATGGTCAACAAGTTTAGTTGCTTGAGTTGGAGCTGGTAGCAGATAGTTCGATTTTATCTGTTCTAATAAATCTATAAGTTGTTTTTTATCAATGTATTCAGGAAAGCCCAGTTCTTAAAGGAGAGTCGAGTGAGTGCTATAGATGTCAATAGCTACCTCCCCCCGTTTCATCGTGAAGCTATCAACCTCAATTGAATGTGTATCTGGCGCAACTATTCCTTTTTTAACATCTTCAATGTCAAGTTTACCTAGTTTAATATTCATTCTGCCCTCATTAGTTAAATTTGAACCGAACCCAACGGCAATGTCACAATCTCTCGCGTGAATAGTTAGCCCTGACAAGTCTCCTTTGATTTTTTCATATTCAATTTTTCTTTTAAGATAATTATAGTGCTGGATTTGCTTCAGTAGATAGATATAACTCCGAGTAACGATCGCCAGTTGTTTTAATTTCATCCCAAAATTCACTATACGAGTCTTGCTAAAAATCCATGTAATCACAGTATATCCTATTGGCACCCCGAAATTGTGTGGTCCGCGACACACTACCGCATAGATGCATACTTTCGATTGTGAGATGACCATATCGCTACCCCCTGTAAACCGGAGAGACTGCCTTATGGCTCAGGATTACCACCACGGGGTGCGCGTTGAGGAAATCAACGAGGGCACCCGCACCATTACCACGGTGAGCACCGCCATTGTGGGAATGGTCTGTACCGGGGACGACGCCGATCCGTCAGTGTTCCCCCTCAATAAACCTGTCTTACTGACTGATGTGCTGACCGCCAGCGGCAAAGCGGGCGAGTCCGGCACGCTGGCCCGTTCGCTCGATGCGATAGCCGACCAGGCCAAACCTGTCACCGTGGTTGTCCGCGTGGAGCAGGGCGAAACCGAAGCGGAAACCACCACCAACATCATCGGCGGTGTGACCTCTGACGGCAAAAAAACAGGTATCAAAGCACTGCTGTCTGCGCAGTCACAGCTGGGCGTTAAGCCGCGCATCCTCGGCGTGCCGGGCCATGACAGTCAGGCTGTGGCAACTGAACTGCTGGGCGTGGCGCAAAACCTGCGCGGGTTTGCGTACCTGTCCGCCTACGGCTGCAAAACCGTGGAAGAAGCGATCACCTACCGTGAAAACTTCAGCCAGCGTGAGGGGATGCTTATCTGGCCTGACTTCATCAACTTTGACACCGTGCTGCAGGCCGATGCCACCGCGTTTGCCACGGCCCGCGCCCTGGGCCTGCGCGCCAAAATCGACGAGCAGACCGGGTGGCACAAAACCCTCTCCAACGTCGGCGTGAACGGTGTCACCGGACTGTCTGCGGATGTGTTCTGGGATCTGCAGGACCCGGCAACCGATGCGGGATTGCTGAACCAGAACGACGTCACCACGCTGATCCGCAAAGATGGCTTCCGTTTCTGGGGTTCCCGCAGCCTCAGTGACGATCCACTGTTCCAGTTTGAAAGCTACACCCGCACGGCGCAGGTGCTGGCTGACACCATGGCAGAGGCGCACATGTGGGCGGTGGACAAGCCGCTTAACCCGTCGCTGGCCCGCGACATTATCGAAGGTATCCGCGCCAAAATGCGCAGTCTGGTGAGCCAGGGCTACCTCATCGGCGGTGACTGCTGGCTGGATGAGGCCGTGAACGACAAGGACACGCTCAAGGCCGGGAAGCTGCTGATCGATTACGACTACACGCCAGTGCCACCACTGGAAAATCTGCTGCTACGCCAGCGCATCACTGACCAGTACCTGATGAACTTTGCCAGCCAGGTCAGCGCATAAGGGGGCACCATGGCTTTACCACGTAAGTTGAAACACCTGAACCTGTTCAACGACGGGAACAACTGGCAGGGGATAGTAGAGTCCCTGACCCTGCCGAAATTTACCCGCAAGTTTGAGAAGTATCGCGGCGGCGGCATGGCTGGCGCGGTGGATGTGGACATGGGGCTGGATGACGGCGCGCTGGACACGGAATTTTCCATCGGCGGGATGGAATCGCTGCTCTACAAGCAGCTGGCAAAAACCACTGCCGACGGCATCCAGTTGCGTTTCACGGGTTCTATTCAGCGTGATGATACCGGGGAAGTGCAGGCGGTGGAGCTGGTAGTGCGCGGGCGTCATAAAGAAATTGACGCAGGCGAGCTGAAAACCGGGGAGAGCAACAGTACCAAGGTCAGCAGCACCAACAGCTACGCCAAGCTGACCATTAACGGCGAAGTGCTCTATGAGGTCGATACGATCAACATGGTTGAAATCGTGGACGGCGTAGACCTGATGGAAGCGCACCGCCGCGCCATTGGCCTCTGATAATCCATAACGGCGCGGGCTTCCGCGCCCTGTTTCCCGACCTAAGGACAAGAACATGAGCGACAAAGCAAACGAAAAAACCGTGGTACTGGATACGCCAATCCTGCGGGGTAAAAGTGAAATCAACGAGGTGGTACTGCGTAAACCACAATCCGGCGCGCTGCGTGGCACCCGCCTGCAGGCCATTATGGATATGGACGTGAGCGCGATGATGACGATTATTCCGCGCATTTCCAGCCCGACGCTTACCCCGCAGGAAATGGCAGAGCTGGACCCGGCTGATCTCACCGCAATGTCCGTAGAGGTGGTCACTTTTTTGTTGAAGAAATCGGTGCTTGCCGATTTGCCGACAGCCTGACGGTTGATGGCCTGGTGGCAGACATTGCCACCATTTTTCACTGGCCGCCGTCCGTCACTGACGTTATGCCGCTGACTGAGGTGCTGGAGTGGCGGCATAAAGCAATCCTGAGAAGCGGGGCCAGCGATGAGTGATAATAACCTGCGTCTGCAGGTGGTTCTTAATGCGGTTGATAAACTCACCCGCCCATTCAAAAGCGCGCAGGCCAGCACTAAAACGCTGGCTGCCGCTGCGCAACAAAGCAAAGTCCGTCTTAAAGAATTAGATGCCCAGGCCGGGAAAATTGACGGATTTCGCAAGGCGCGCTCACAACTTGCCGCAACTGAAAAAAGCCTTGCCGCCGCCAAGCAAGAGGCCGCTGCACTTTCGACGCAATACGCTGCTACTACACGCGAAATGGCCCAGCAGATTAAGCGGTTTGATCAAGCCAAAGCCCGCATTAATGAGTTGCAGACCAAATACAATGGGCTGCGGCAGTCTGTGCAGCGCCAGCGACTGGCGCTTAAAGACTCAGGGATCGACACCAAAAAGCTTAGTGGTGAGCAGATAAGGCTGCGCAAGGAGGCAGAAGAAACCCGGCAGGCACTGGACAGGCAACAGGCATCATTGAAACGTCTGGGCGAGCAGCAGCGGAAAATGCACGCCGCCCGTGCGGACTATTCCCGCCGTCTGGAAGTGCGTGATCGGATTGCCGGAGCCGGGGCGACGACAACCGCCGCCGGGGCGGCAATGGGCGCGCCGGTAATGGCTGCCGTGAAAAGCTACGCCAGCATGGAAGATGCCATGAAAGGGGTGGCGAAGCAGGTTAATGGCCTGCGCGATGATAACGGCAACCGCACCGCCAGGTTCTATGAAATGCAGGACGCCATCAAGGCTGCCAGCGAGCAGCTGCCGATGGAAAATGGGGCGGTGGACTTTGCCGCGCTGGTCGAGGGCGGCGCGCGCATGAACGTGGCAAACCCCAATGACGTCTGGGCAGACCAGAAGCGTGATTTGCTGGCTTTTGCTGCCACGGCGGCGAAAGCGTCAACGGCGTTTGAGCTTCCGGCGGATGAGCTTTCCGAAAGCCTGGGGAAAATCGCCTCGCTCTACAAAGTACCTACTCGCAACATTGAGCAACTGGGCGATGCGCTGAACTACCTGGACGATAACGCCATGTCAAAGGGCGGAGATATTATCGATGTCCTGCAGCGCATGGGTGGGGTGGCGGACCGTCTGGATTACCGCAAGGCTGCGGCGCTCGGCTCCACGTTCCTGTCCCTCGGTACTGCCCCGGAAGTTGCCGCCAGCGCGGCAAATGCCATGGTGCGCGAGCTGTCCATTGCCACCATGCAGAGCAAAAGCTTTTTTGCAGGCATGGACCTGCTAAAGCTGAATCCGGCGCAGATTGAAAAAGAGATGACCCAGGATGCGATGGGTACCATTCAGCGCGTGCTGGAGAAGGTCAACAACCTGCCGAAGGATAAGCGCCTGGGCGCGATGACGCTGATTTTTGGTAAGGAGTTTGGCGATGATGCGGCGAAGCTGGCAAACAACCTGCCGGAGCTGCAGCGCCAGCTGAAACTCACCTCCGGCAGTGACGCCAGCGGCTCCATGCAGAAAGAGTCTGATATCAACAAAGACTCTTTATCTGCGCAGTGGTCGCTGGTTAAAACCGGGGCTCAGAATACATTCAGCAGTCTGGGTGAAACGCTGCGTGAACCGCTTATGACAATCATGAACACGGTGAAGCTGGTTACTGGTTCATTCCGCCGCTGGGTGGAGGAAAACCCGGAGCTGGCAGGTGGCCTGCTGAAAGTCATGGCAGCGCTGGCGTCGATTGCGGTGGTGCTGGGTACGGTGATGCTGGCGGTGTCCGCTGTACTGGGGCCGTTGGCGCTGATGCGTCTGCAGTTTTCAATCCTGGGCATCAAGGGTGGTAGCGCCTTTGGCATGATTACCAAAGCACTCGGTAGCGTCGGAAAGGGGATCATGTGGCTGGGCCGTCTGATGTTCGCAAACCCAATCCTGGCAGTGATCGGCCTGATTGCCGTAGGGGCCATTTATATCTGGCAGAACTGGGACACGCTTGGGCCGAAATTTAAAGCGATGTGGGACGTGGTGTGTAACGCAACCTCAGTGGCGTGGAAATGGATTAAAGACGCGGCCAGCGCGGCATGGGAAGGAATCAAGTACCTGTTTTTCAATTACACCCTGCCGGGCTTAATTGCTAAAAATTGGGACGCCATTAAGGCCGGAGTATCGGAGGCATGGGCCACTGTCCGACAGACCATCAGTGATAAATGGGCTGCCATTCTGGCAGACGTTGCCGCGCTCCCGGCTAAATTCCAGGAGATGGGCAGCGCCATCATTGACAGCATTCTGAACGGCATCAATGCGAAGTGGGAAACGCTCAAAAGCAAGTTGTCCTCCGTGACCGATTATCTGCCGGACTGGATGACCGGAAATAATAACGTGGCGGGTAAAACACATGTACAGGTAGTTGGTGGCGCTGCTGCTGCCGTGCCTCCGTTTGCCGGAATGTATGACAGCGGTGGCATTATTCTTCGAGGTCAGTTTGGCATTGTCGGGGAAAACGGGCCGGAGATTGTTAACGGCCCGGCTAATGTGACCAGCCGCAGGCGCACGGCGGCGCTGGCATCCGTCGTTGCCGGAATGATGGGCACCGCAGCTGTGCCTGCTGAGGCTGCGCCACTTCACCCTATGAGCCTGCCCGCCGCGACGTATCGCGCCCCGCAGGCAAAAGCTGTCAGCCAGCCGCCTGCAGTGCGCTACGAAATCAACGCGCCTATCCATATTGTCGCCCAGCCGGGGCAAAGCGCGCAGGACATTGCCCGCGAGGTAGCAAGGCAACTGGACGAACGGGAACGCCGCGCCAGGGCGAAAGCCCGCAGCAACTACAGCGACCAGGGGGGATATGAATCATGATGATGGTGCTGGGGTTATATGTTTTTCAACTGCGCACCGTGCCTTATCAGGAGCTGCAATATCAGCGCAGCTGGCGGCACGCAACTAACAGCCGGGTGAGCCGCCGGCCGTCCACGCAGTTTCTTGGCCCGGACAATGATTCACTCACACTTTCCGGCGTCCTGCTGCCTGAAATCACAGGCGGCAGGCTGTCCCTGCTGGCGCTGGAGCAGATGGCGGAGCTGGGTAAATCATGGCCCCTGATTGAGGGCAGCGGCACGATATATGGCATGTTCGTGATCGAGAGCCTGAGCCAGACCAAAACCGAATTTTTCGCCGGAGGTGAGGCGCGCCGGATTGAGTTTTCGCTGACTCTCAAACGGGCGGATGAGTCTCTGTCTGATATGTTCGGCAGCCTTAGCGACCAGCTGAGCAACCTGCAGGACTCTGCCGCATCAGCCATCGGGAATATCACCAGTGCCGTCGGAGGGCTGCTGCAATGAATATCAGCTCTGATCTGCTGGACCTTAACAGCAAAACACCTGCTTTCAGTATCGTGATTGAGGGCAAAAATGTGACGGAGGTGCTGGATAAGCGCCTGATGAGCCTGACCCTGACGGACAACCGGGGCTTTGAAGCTGACCAGCTCGACCTGGAACTGGACGACGCCGACGGGCAAATCGTGTTGCCACGGCGCGGGGCGGTCATCACCCTGGCGCTGGGCTGGAAAGAGCAACCCCTTTTTCCAAAGGGCAGTTTCACGGTGGATGAGATTGAACACTCGGGCGCACCGGATAAGTTGACCATTCGCGCCCGCAGTGCCGATTTTCGGGAAACCCTGAACACCCGGCGGGAGAAGTCCTGGCATCAGACAACGGTGGGCGACGTGGTGAAAGAGATTGCCACCCGGCACAACCTGACAATGGCCCTGGGCAAAGACCTGATCAACAAGTCGCTGGATCACCTGGACCAGACCAACGAGAGCGACGCGAGTTTCCTGATGAAGCTGGCGCGGCAGTTTGGGGCCATTGCCTCGGTGAAAGACGGGCATCTGCTGTTTATCCGCCAGGGGCAGGGCAGAACCGCCAGCGGAAAGCCACTGCCGGTCATCACCATCACCCGCAAGGCCGGAGACAGTCACCGTTTCAGCCTGGCAGATCGTGGAGCCTATACGGGCGTGATTGCCAGCTGGCTGCATACGCGGGAGCCAGCAAAGAAGGAAACCACAAGCGTTAAGCGCCGGAAGAAAACCAGGACACCAAAGGAGTCGGAGGCAAAACAGGGTGATTACCTGGTGGGCACGGATGAAAACGTACTGGTACTGAACAGGACCTATGCCAACCGGGCCAACGCTGAGCGGGCTGCCAAAATGCAATGGGAGCGTCTGCAGCGCGGTGTGGCGTCTTTCTCGTTGCAGCTGGCGGAAGGCCGGGCCGATCTCTACACGGAAATGCCTGTGAAGGTCAGCGGCTTCAAACAGCCTATTGATGAGGCGGAATGGACGATCACCACGCTCACACATACGGTCAGCGCTGACAGTGGTTTCACAACCAGTATTGATTTTGAGGTGAAAATAGATGAGTTCGCAGTTGAATGATTAGTTCCAAATTGCGAACAATGATGTATCATTATTGCGAACTGGTTAATAATGAGGGCTGATTATTATGATGAATTGTCCTATGTGCGGACAGGCGGCACATACCCGAAGCAGCTTCCAGGTTTCTAACGAAACCAAAGAACGCTACAACCAGTGTACTAACATCGAGTGTGGGCATACTTTTGTGACGCATGAGACTTTCGTCCGGTCAGTCTGCCGTCCGCAAAAAATCAGCGCTGCACCACCTCATCCCAAAGGTATGCAGGAACAATTTGCTTACTGACTCTGACCCGCCGCTGGCGGGTTTTTTTATGGCTGTTGCCGCCATGGCGAAATCACTGCCGCCATTTTGTCGCCATCAGGCTTAAAGGTGGTTGGTAAGTATCTGATTAGAAAGGCCACAAATTTCAGGCAATAAAAAACCCATCAACCTTGAACCAAAGAGGCGGGGTTGATGGGCTCCACAAATTGGGGACATCAAAGAAAAGCAGTGGCACTAATTAAGACTTTTGCCTGGGCAAAAAGTTCT